CGCAGAAAACATCGCGCCCGTGGTGGACTGCTTCACGCAGTGCAGCATCCGCCACTACTCTGACCATCTCATGGTCGCTCTCGGACTTTCTCACCCAGTTCAACTCCTCTTGAACTACTTCAAACTCCAATGGTGCTCTTTGACAACCTGACACTGGATCGCGCACCCATCTCCTCTTCAAAAAGGAAACATCTTCCAGTGTCCTCAGCGGACTGATCTCTTCTCCCTTTGTTTCCGCTGTAAAAGGGATGTTATATTGGCTCAAGGCGTACTGATACGTCTCAAAATTCAGAACTGGAGCAATTCGATCTCCAACTGACATGGCCAGATCGTCTCCATAAGTGCTAAGTTCGCTTTGCTCAAACATATCACTCAGGACTACGTTCTGGTCACGTGTGTCCCAGTTCTCCTGTGTCTCTACTAACTGCCACTCATGGTCTTCCAACTCCAAAAGATCGCAGAACATACAACCAACATACTGTTCATTGACAAATCCATCAATGTCACTTGTGGCTGGGACTCCCGAAGGAATACCCTGCCCCACTAACACTAGTGTATTGCCAACAACATTCACACGGTGATACAACTCATCAATCAGCACCATCCGTATCTGCGCATTCTCGGGTCCATCATCATACCAATCATTCGCCATCACTGCAAACTGTCGAATTAATTCTCCAGTTACTGTTCTGTCAAACTTGCTATAATCTCCCGCAAAACACTTCTCTCCAACCTTCTTATGAGCTCTCCACAGCTCTGTCCAGTCTGGGCCCAATGGGTTTATTCCAACCTTGCTTGACAAGCGCGATTGTTGTGTTCTCATTGCCCAGACCATACTACCGAAGTATTGGCGGAATGCTATGTTGAAGTCCAGGGGACCAATGGAAAAGGTTCGACTGTTTCCAATCTCAATCTTTTTCTTTGGCAACCTCTCATCCTTCAACATATCATACCACACTGAAACCACTCTTCGGCCACACCTCGCTTCCTCCACTCGATGTTCAATCGCAGTCCTAAGTTCTTCTCTGGCAAGCCACACTGGTTCTCCTCTGTCACCAATTGTCTCTTCAAACAAAAACTTCTTTCCTGTTCGTCCAGGGGGACGGGACTTGACCCAGGGTAAACCAGGTGAAGTATCCATCTCCATGGGCTTACACATATGGGACCACCTTGTCCCATTCACAGCCTGGTCTATCGTCAACACTTCTCGATGTTTCCAATCTGCCGTTGCAAATCGAGTTTTCCAAGATATGGCTTCCACCACACGCTTTAGATTGCTCGACCTCATTGGCCTAACTGCCTTGCTGTATCCATCAATCGTCCGTTGTAAAGGAACTGGGTTATTCGCCCGGTCAAATCGGGGATCGCGGGGGGTCAGAACTGAAGGTTCTGTTATAGGGGGAAAAATTCCATGAATAGGGGATGGTCGAATCTCTGTCTTCGTGGGCATTCTCACCTGCCACTTTGGGTCTGCCATACCCAATAACTCCATTGTCGTATACTCTGGAATCTCAACC